GTGATCCAAATCCAAAATTCTGACCTAATCCATCGAGCTCTGCTACTACGGCAAATATATCACTCGTATCTTCGCCACCGTTATAGTCGATACAATCGAAACTATCTATAGCTTCTTTTTCATTATCAAATAAGATTGTGTCTATAAAGTCCTCTGTTGTGAGGATAACCGCATACAATTTCATATACTTTATTTTTAATTTAATTATGCTACTTGAGCAATATTCTTAACGTGCGTGTTGAACTTTTCAATTTGGTCTGCTGCATCTTTCTCTCTTTGCACTGTTTCCCAATAGTATACAGTTGCAATGAAATCTTCGAATCTTGCTTTAGTAACAGTGATAGGCGTAAACAACGGTTGATTAGGATCGCATGTAGTTAATATGTTCATCTCTACTTTTCCGTACTTAACTTCACCTATAACTTCGAATGCGTATACACGTACATGATCGTANCNNCCTCTACCAGTNTGTAGATCAAAGTACTGCGGATTTGTTTCTAACGTGTATGCGCCTTCTTGATCTCTATCAATGTTAAAGTGTCTTTCGCACACTGTACGACTAGAGATAGTGTGCTTAAAACCAGCATTGCTATATTCAGCGATGCCTTGCTCTGCTATCTCGTTCTCCGTTTTACGTATAGCAAATTCAGTGTGAGATATTGGTTGCTCGAAGGTAGCGTAACGTTTTTGTGCGTACTGTTGATACTCAGCTTTCCACGTAGGCATCATGAAATTGATTTGCCGTAATAACGTAGCCACCATACCAAGAGTCTTAAGGTAAGATATGACTTTCGTATTGTCGTACTCGCATTCAGTTGAGTAATAATTTAATCTACATTTAGCCTCTTCTTTGTATCTTTCGTAGTAATAGATTGTGATAGCGTTGTGACGCCATAGATCTTGTTCATCATTATTTGGTGCGTAGATTTGTAATGTCTCTCCACCGCTTTCGATATTGATTTTGTAAGTTTCGCCTGTAAATTTAGCGAACCACTCTGAGATACTTGCCTCTAACGAAGCAACTTCTTTACTGAAGACGTTATCGTAGTAATACTTAGACGCTTCTTTTTGAGACTCTAACTGTGACTTTAANGCGGTCAACGTAGTTTGTAATGTATTCATAACTTTTATTTTAATTTTAATGATTAGTAAGACATAGTAACGTGTGAAGGCATTTCTGATTCGTATATAGGATCTTGTATTGAAACTATATCNANACTGCTAATTATCTCTGACGCTAATTGTCTAAACTTTTTTTCGCCTAGATACTCGCCAAATTCTTTAAATAAGAACGTTCTAATTTCTTGATGAGTCACTTTAGCTTCGTTGATCTTCTTACCGCTACCGTACCTGTAACTAAATACTGCTGCTACTCTGTTACGCTCTTTGGTCATTAACCATGTGGTAACGTCTAAAACTTTCATTGTGATCATAACTTTTATTGTTTGGTATGAAGTAAAAGTACCCCATCCTCGTCAAACAAAAAAATATTATAGCAACTATTTTAAAAGTTCTTGATAGATAACCAATCAGTTGCACAAGTAATTGATTGCCAACGAGTAATAAAGCATGGTTTCCAATCATTTATATATGGAAACTAAACAAATATGTAATGGGTTGGATACCAATCAGTTGCACAAGTGATTGGTTTTCAGCTAAATTCTGCGGTCTATTAGACTGTCCTCGTCAAAGNCCAAGTCCGGCTTAGTGTATTGCGAGTTTGCCATGTCCTGCAAGTCTTGTAGATCTTGTTCCTCTTGACTGTCGTAGTCGATTAGGTCCTCTTCTTCTGTATACCTACCCTCGTCCAAGAAGTTCTGCATTTGCTCGATCTCTTTTAGTGTCGCATCGTCCAATTTGTAGAACAATAAATTGCTTTCGAAAGAGGTTTCGTCGCCCACTATAGGCGCTGATTGCATGTTCCTTAATACTCTACCNCTAAAGCTGTCGGTAACGTGGATAAAATAACAGTTATAGCACAACCATCGTATATTGGACAGGGTCCAGTTCCTACGATCTCCGTCTATAAAATGTAATAGCAGCGGTTGTTTGCCGTCTTTGACCCTTTTCTCGTGGTAATTGCAATGTTCGCAGTATTCTTTATTGAGCTCNTGCAATATCAGCATCTTCTGAAGTATCGCTACTCTTGATGGGCTGGTCCACTTTCTGTAAGTGAGTAGTTTGTCTATCTGCTTTTTGAACTTGCGCGGTAATAGTTCTCTGTATTTTCTAGGCTTTCTGTACATTGGATTGCCATGAACGTGTAGTTCGTACAGAGTTTTACCTGTTTCAAGGTCAACNTACATGTTCGCGTACTTCCTAAAAGTGCGATAAGATATACCCATATATCGCGCTGCTTCGGTAGGGTTACCGCTGTTGTTCATCGCGTCTCTTATCTCGTCCTCGGTTAGCTGTAAACCAAGATGCGGAAAGCCAAGCGCTTTCGATACATCGTGAGGTAACTTTTTTTGATATTTTTTTCTCTTACCCCTCATTTACTTTAGGATTGACTAATAGTACCAGATCCCATAATTGGTAAGGATTTTCTAGTATTATCTCTTGACCTGCTGGGTTGTACATCGGATTGATACTTCCATCGTCGTTTAATCTATCGTACAAATAAAAGCTTACTACGTCTATTGCGTCTTCGCCAAAATTCATGAACATAAGCATGTCAATGATCTGGATATATTTGTCCTCGTATTTGAATAGATCGATCTGTAATTCTTGATAGGCCAAATTGGATCTGACTATGGTCTCTTCNATTAAGGTTATAATGGAAACGAACATTTCTTTCTTTCGGTCCGATATCGTACGCTTCTTCCTTCTTACAGTGGTCTTGGTGCCCAAAAGGGAATCGACTGCCAACTGTATTGCTTTGTATGGTTCTGTTGCCATTAGTTTTACTTTTTAGGTTTCAGTGTTTTAATCAACTTCGATATGTGATTGCATGTTTCGTAATCTTCTGTACCGTCTTCGAGGTACCAATGAAGACATATCGACAGAGAGTCTGCCCAGTAATTTTTGTGAATTTCGATAAAATTGTTCGATGTGTTTATCTCGAATACAGACGCGAATGTTTTCTTACTGATCATGGCGTATTCTATTGCTTTTGGTACTTCTTGCTTTAATAAAGTCTTTAGTATCTCTGAATCTTTTATGTCTTCAAATGATAATTCTTCTACTCTATCAAAGATCGCTCTTACTGTTTTTCGCTGTGCCTTCTTCATAACTGTTGATTTAATGTTATACGACCTTGGTCCAACCTCCATTGGATCCTGTACCGTTGTAGAAATATAGATTAGATCCAGAAGTTGCCAAAGAACCTGTAGCAGCGACTGGCAAAGGATTTTGAGTAGGTAACAATAAAGCTTGAGACAATCTAATAGAGCCGCTTACGTCCAAACTGTACTGAGGATTCGGTTGATTTATACCCACGAATCCATTAATGGTCAAGCTCTGCGTCAAAGGATTAACGTAAGAAGCTGTAGCCGCTGTCAAAGACGCTGCAAAATTTGTCTGTGTTATTTGAGATGTTACTCCACTGGACACTATCGCCAAAAGGTCAGAAGCTTTGGATTGTGTTACTGCGGGAAGTTGTGATATTTTTACGTTTGCCATATTCTGTGTTTATTACGCGATCAAGCTATTGCCCAATTCGTCTGTCAATATATTACCTGATTCCGTATTTAACATATAAACCGTTGGTGGATTGTTAACCGGTATTTCTCCAGATGGATTGAACGAATTGTTAACGTTTCCTCCAACCAAGTTTGGGTTAACTGCCCCTCTCATGTACTCGAAGTAACTAGTAGGTGCATTTGTGTCAGAGAATTGACTTCCTTGACCAAAGCGGCGAGAATTTTGTTTAAACTTATCTAATAGAAAGTTTCCCATTATTCGCCTTTAAGGGTTTTCATCAAGAATCCAGCGATGGCATTCATTGGAACTATGAAAGACNCAACGTTAACGTACGCATTTCTTTCGTTATAATCTATAGGAATACCGGCTTCTCCGAACTTCTTCTGTAAAGCCACCGATATTTTATTAGCGAACTCTTGCTTCTTTCTTGGATCTTTGATCTTGTCCTTTGGTAATATGAATTGCATGTTTATGCCTTTCTTTGAAGGAGAATCCTCTACCTCGAACTGTAATGGAATAGTGACCCTCTCTCCGTCTATGGTCAAATTTACAGAGTATCGGGTATTTTGGTTTGCGTTGGCCATTCTAAACTAGTCTTTGGTAATAAATATTTAGAATACGTTNTTGACGAATGTGCCCATCATTTTGTCTGTGTGGTCTGTCAACGAAGCCACATCTATTTTGAAGCCTTCGTACTCGTAAGTACCTACTTGATCTACCGATTCTCGGATAATGACTTGTATATTGGCTACGATGTTTAGGTCCGCGTTATCTTTTGCATCGAAGTAGATAATAATATCGTTCTGCTTCGGTTCTTCGATAGGACGCACCCGAGCTTCAAGGATTAGGTCTGTCTTTGGCTGTTCATGTTTTATATACTCATCAATTAAAGACTGATCTACGTATGTGTTGTTAAACCAGGGCTCAATCCAGTTAAGTAACTCAGGCGTACAGTTCTCTATTACCACTCCGATATCGTACCTAGGTTTTAGAATAGGTCTTTGATACTCGTCGTTTTCTATCCAACTANCCCATTTTCTTAAGTAGTTTCTTGCCGCTTTTGCGCTAGCGTTCTTAAAATAGTCATCGTCTTTACCTATCTCTTCTACAAACCTATGCCCTCTACAAGTTAAGTGATATACAAAAGAGTCTCTTGACTGAATTAGTTCATATCCGTATAATATCCACCTTTGGAATATGTCAGAATCTTCGTAAGGGAACGGCGCAAATAGTTTATCGTGGCCTCCCATTGCAACGAAGTCTTCTTTGTATATAATCCAAGGTGCAAACATTCCGTCTGAAGTTTGATCTTTAAACTCTTCTTGAGCTTTTATAGCGTACTCTTCAAAANCTTCGATGTTTAAATCATCAAAATCCATGCCAAAATTTTGTATTATCTTTTCTTTACCTGGTGGATGTAACGGCGGTTCTATTCTAGTTGCACAAACAACCTTCTCTTTTTTAAGGTGCTTAAGAACATTTTCTATATAATTAGGACCCATTATCATATCGCAGTGAAATATTCCGACTATTTCTGTTTCTGCTAAATCAATACCCTTATCATAAAGAATTACATGACCTAATCTTTTTTCAGACCTATAAATGCTTGTGATATTGGGATCGTTTAAAGAACTTATCCACTCAAAAGTTCCATCTGTAGATCCATCATCCAATAATACTAATCTAATGTCAGATGCGTGTTTTTTTATAGATGCATAACAGTTTTTTAAGTGTCTTAAATTGTTATAACCTGGTATTACTAATGTAACATTTTTTTGATTCATATTTTTTGTTTACTATATTTAAAAGTATATCCGTTTATTGAATGTTTTTTATTTCTACATATTGCAGATATTGCTGAATGCGTTACGCCTAAATGTCTTGCAGCTTCTCTCATGCCTTCCCACGTTTTTATAAAATTACCATATAAGTCAAATTGATCTACGGTTTTTCTTTTTCTTTTACCAATTTCTCCCCACTTTGGATTTTTTTTACCATATAGTGGGTGTTTCTCTCCTGAAATTAGATATCCTTTTTTGTACATGGGATTTTTCTCCCCTAATTGTTTATATCCCCTATTGAAAAAAGGATTTTTTTCTCCTTTCCACTGGTCTTTTACTGTAATTCCTCCATCGCCTGTTTCGTCTTTTAAATTTGCCCAATTTTTGCTATCAACAATATTAAACAATTTAGAATAATAAAGTCCTATTTTAATTAGATCATCTTTGTCCTCTGTCTCATGTAGTACCCATGTTTTAATGTCTTTAGGATGTAAATTATGTTTTTTTATGTGCAATTTCCAATATTTACCAGAGCCTAAATAACTATCATGATTATTCAAAGTTGTTTTACCTAAATACATTAACCCTAACGGACTCTGCTTCACATATATTTTAGTTAATTTCATAAAATAAAAATGGACCCAGAGGAAGCAAAGATCGGGGAATGATCAATGATTCGTAGGTCCAATAAGTTTATTATAGATAGTTAATTCCCCTAACTTTCTATCTTTAATAAATATACAACTTCTTAACATAACTTTAAGTTTGGTCTTTTTTCTTCTTTCTTATTTATAGTTACTTTGTATATCCCTAATTCGTACTGGCCTAGTTCTTCTACATCGTTTGTGATCATATCAGGAAGTACATTAATAAGTAAATTCAACGAAGACATGTCCAATGATAAATCGTTGTAGTCTACTGATACTATCACGTCGTTTGTTAATTCTTCTACAAACTTCGACTTAAGATCAAACGAAGTAAATTGTTGTCCGTGCTTAATGTAATTAGTTGAATTTACATTATTTAGCTTTAAGTTATTGAAATAAGGTTCTAGTGATAATAAGTTTGCAGCGTTGGCCGAGTTACAGTTAGTAATCTCTATGCCTATATCGTACTTAACGTTTGGTATGGGTTCCAATGTATCGCTCTGCTTTAAAAATCCTCCCCACTTTCTAATGTATTCGTTCATCGATATAGAGTTATTTATCTGCCAAGATTCGTCTCGCTTTTGAAAGTCTTCCATCTTTTCTGCGTGCGCAAACTGTCCGCCTCTACAAGTCAAGTGATATACCATTGCAGACCAAGACTGGATTAGATCGTAACCGTATAGTTTAAATCTTCTGAATAAGTCTGCGTCTTCGAACACAGATCTGAATATTGGATCGTGTCCTAAGTGTTGGTCTTTACGTATTAACCATGGAGCGAATATACTTTTGGTTATCTTATCGCTTTTGTTCTCTTTAACGAATGTATTAAACTCTTCTATGTTTAAGTCCTCTGGCCACATACCAAAGTCGCGCACTATTTTCTCTTGTCCTTCTGGGTGCAAAGGTGGTTCTATACGAGTGGCGCACACGATATTGTTCTCTGTCTTAATATCCATCATGTGTTTGTCTGCATGAGGACCAAGAATCATGTCAGCGTGAAATGCTATTACGTATTCCGTATCCGCCCATTCGAACATACTATCGTAAGCGAAGCCAATTCCTTTTGGCATTTGTTTGTGGTTTTGAATGAATTTAATACCGTTTTCTCTTAACCATTCTACAGTTCCGTCCTTATCCTGATCTACGTACACGATGATTTTATTGGGATAGTATGAATTATCTTGAATCGATTTGATACAGGGTTTTAAGTATCTAAGATTCGACTTAGAAGGAATGCAAAAAGTTATCATTTAAAGTATTGTTTGTATTTATCTTTGTTATCGATTAAGTATTTAGGTAATTGAGATTCGTCTATCCAAAATTTAAACTCGTTTCTACCTAATACGTCTTTGCCTTGTTCAAGTAACAATTTAACGTTATTTTTGATTCCGTCGTTATTATACTCTTGGTGTCCGTAAGCTTCTAACTT